AGGTGGTATACCTAATTCAAGTGAAGATATTAAACAAGCACACGCTGCTGCTATAGAATCTTATATAGAAGATTATGTAGGTGCAGGGCAAAATGGGTATGGTAATGTTTATTTTCAAAGAACATTAGAAGATTGGGCTAAATTTAATATAAACAATAGAACAAAATACGATGCGTCTATTAGTTCTGGTTTAGCTATAATGGCTTGTAATAAAAATAAATATACACCAATACATAAAGTTCAAAATCAACCTGTTAATTTATCTTTTGGTAAATATGACAACACTGGTAGCACTTCAAAAATAATAAAATAAATGGTTTATACTAACGTTAATAGTTCCTTTCCAAGCCAGGTGGTACCTGACGCAGAGAAAAGTACTTTAGACTACGGATTTCAAGTAGGCAGAGCTATTGAAAACGAATGGTTTAGAGGTGATCGAGGTTTAGGAGCTGGCGGTCGTTTTGGAAACAACTGGCAAGATTTTCATAGATTAAGATTGTATGCTAGAGGCGAGCAATCTGTAGCTAAATACAAAGATGAATTATCTATCAATGGTGATTTGTCTTATTTAAATTTAGACTGGAAACCTGTCGCAGTATTGTCTAAATTTGTAGACATTGTAGTAAACGGAATGACTGATAAAGGTTACGAGATTAAATCCTTTGCTACAGATCCATATTCGACCCAAGAAAGAACAGCACACGCTACAGGTTTAGCGGAAGATGCTTTTGCTGGGAATTTAATAAAAGACGCAAAGGCTAATTTCAATATAGATTTACAAAGGTCTAATATACCAGAAGATCAATTACCACAAAGCAAAGAAGAATTAGAACTTCATATGCAGTTAAGCTACAAGCAAGCTGTAGAAATTGCTGAAGAAGAATTGATAAACAATGTGTTTAATTATAATAAATACGAAGAAACTAAAAAAAGATTAGCATACGATTTAACTGTTTTAGGTATATCATGTATAAAAACTAGTTTTAATTTAGCAAATGGTGTTACAGTAGAATATGTAGATCCTGTTAATTTAGTTTATTCTTACACAGAAGATCCAAACTTTGAAGATATTTATTATGTTGGAGAAGTTAAAAGTATTAGTCTTGAAGAACTTAAAAAAGAATTTCCTTATTTAACAGATAAAGATTTAGAGGAAATACAAAAATACCCAGGTGATTCTAATTATACTAGAAACTACTACGGGCAAGACGATACTTATAACAATATACAAGTTCTTTACTTTGAGTATAAAACTTATAATAATCAAGTATTTAAAATAAAAGAAACAGATCAAGGTTTATTAAAAGCCTTAGAAAAGCCAGGTGATTTTAATCCACCTGAAAATGATAACTTTGAAAGAGTACATAGAGCTATTGAAGTTTTATATAGCGGCGCTAAAATACTAGGTCAAGAAAAAATGTTAAAGTGGGAATTAGCTGAAAACATGACAAGACCTTATAGTAATCAAACTAAAGTTCAAATGAATTATAGTATATCTGCGCCTCGTATGTACAAAGGTCGTGTTGAAAGTTTAGTAAGTAAGTGTATTGGTTTTGCTGATATGATACAGCTTACACATTTAAAAATACAACAAGTGCTAGCGCGTATGGTGCCAGACGGTGTATTTGTAGATGTAGATGGTTTAGCTGAAGTTGATTTAGGTAATGGAACTACATACAACCCTCAAGAGGCGTTAAATATGTATTTTCAAACTGGTAGTATAGTTGGTAGATCTAAAACTATAGATGGTGATATGAATCCAGGTAAAGTACCTATTCAAGAATTACAATCATCTTCTGGTATAAATAAAATACAAGCTTTAACTCAAACGTATCAATATTATTTACAAATGATACGTGATGTAACCGGGTTGAACGAAGCTAGAGATGGTAGTCAACCAACTAAAGACTCACTAGTAGGTTTACAAAAATTAGCAGCTGCAGCTTCTAATACAGCTACTAAACATATACTGCAATCTCTTATGTATCTTACCGTAAGAACGGCTGAGAATATAAGTTTAAGAGCAGCTGATATGCTAAGTTTTCCTTTAACTAAACAGGCTTTAATGAATAGTGTAAGTAAATTTAACACAAGTACTTTACAACAAATGTATAATTTAAATATGCATGAGTTTGGTATATTTTTAGAATTAGAACCTGAAGAGGAAGATAAACAAGTGCTTCAGAAAAATATACAAATAGCACTACAGTCGGGTGGAGTTGATTTAGAAGACATTATAGATATAGAACAAATATCTAATATTAAATTAGCTAATCAAATGCTTAAAATAAAACGCAAGCAAAAACAGCAGAGAGATCAGCAAGCTGCTCAAGCCAATATACAAGCGCAAGCACAAGCTAACGCTCAGGCTGCTGAGCAATCTGCTTTAGCAGAAATGCAAAAACAACAAGCTCTTACAGAAACTAAATTACAACTCGAGCAAGGTAAATCTCAATTTGAAATACAACGTATGCAAACAGAAGCTGAAATTAAAAAACAATTAAGGGCAGAAGAGTTTAATTACAATATACAGTTAGCTGAAGCTAAATCTAGAGTTGAAAGAGATAAAGAAAAAGAAATAGAAAATCGTAAAGATGAGAGAGCTAGAATTATAGGTACTCAACAATCTGAAATGATATCGCAAAGACAAAACGATGAATTACCAAAAAACTTTGAGTCAGCTGGTAATGATTCGCTTGGAGGATTTGGACTAGAGCAGTTTGAACCTCGATAAAAAACTTTTAATTATTTAATTATATTATATTATGGCAGAAGAAAATGCAACCCAAGAGGTTAAAAATGAAGGCGAGTTTTCTTTAAAAGGTAAGAAAACTAAACCTAAAAACTTAGGTAAAACTACAACAGAACCTGTTAAAGTAGATTTATCTAAAATTGAGAAAAAAGAAACTCAAGATCAAAATGTAGTTAAAATAGATTTAACAGAAAAAAAGGAAGAAGATGCCGTTCAAGCACAAGAGACAAATGATAGCAATGTTATTGTCGAAGAATCAAAAGACAGTGGCAACAGCAAAGGAGTGGTTGAAGAAATACGGACCACCGAAGAAGAAGTAGAATCTCCTTTAACTTTAATTGAAGAAGATCCTGTTGAAACAAAGGCGGAAGAGCAAAAACAAATTGTCGAAGAAACAAAAGAAGTTCAGCAGCCAGTAAAACAACTACCTGAAAATATTGAAAAGCTAGTTTCATTTATGGAAGAAACTGGTGGTACAGTCGAAGATTATGTTCGATTAAATGCAGATTACTCTAATGTAGATAATAATACATTGATTAGAGAATATTATAAACAAACTCGTCCGCACTTAGATTATGAAGATATAAATCTATTATTAGAAGATTATTCATATGACGAAGAGTTAGACGAAGAAAAAGATATACGCAAAAAGAAAATAGCGTATAAAGAAGAAGTTGGAAAAGCCAAAAACTTTTTAGAGGGATTGAAAGGTAAGTATTACGATGAGATCAAGTTGAGACCAGGCGTAAATCAAGAACAAAAAGAAGCTATGGATTTTTTCAATAGATATAGCGAAGAGCAGAAAAATGTAAAGCAAATGCATAAAGATTTTGTTAGTCGTACTAAAAGTTTTTTAACTGATGATTTCAAAGGTTTTGATTTCAGTGTTGGAGACAAAAAGTTTAGATACGGAATTAAAAATCCAACGCAGACAGCTAATGATCAAGTTGATATTACTAATTTTATTGGGACGTTCCTAGATAAAGAAAATAAAATATCAGATCTTTCAGGTTATCACAAAGCTTTATATGCCGCTAGAAATGCTGATACTATTGCTAATCATTTTTATGAACAAGGAAAAGCTGACGCTGTTAAAGATGTTATGGCTAAGTCTAAAAACATATCGACTGAAACTAGAAAAACATCTTCAGGTGAAGTGTTCGTAAATGGATTAAAAGTAAAAGCTGTTAGTGGACTTGACTCTTCAAAACTTAAAATAAAAACAAGAAGATTTAATAAATAAAAATTTAAAAAATGGCTTTAACACCACAATTTGGAAAGATAGTTCCAACTCAAAAGCAAGAAGCTTTACAGTCAAACTATCTACAATGGACAGATGCAGCTGCTGCTGACTTCGTCGATTTCTCTCAACAGTATCTTCCTGAGATCTATGAGCAAGAAGTAGAGCGATATGGCAACAGAACGCTATCTGGCTTTTTACGTATGGTCGGGGCAGAAATGCCTATGACTTCTGATCAAGTTATTTGGTCTGAACAAAACCGACTACACATTGCATATGACAACTGTACTACTCCTACTAACTTAACTATCAATGTCAACCCTACTGCAGCCGCGGATATTTTTAACGTAATTTCTCCACGAGCTACTGTAGTTGTTATGGATGATTTTGGAGCTGAAGTAAAGTGTTTAGTTACAGATTCTAACACAGGAACTAGTGTTATTACTGTTGCTCCTTACACAGCTGCTAACCTTACTGCTGCTGGTCTTGTTGGAAACGTAAAAGTATTTGTTTACGGTTCTGAATTTAGAAAAGGATCAAGTACACCTAATTACGACGCTGCTACAAGTACAACTGATGGACTTGTAAGTATTGACCCTGTGTTGCAACAATTTTCTAACCTACCTATTATCATTAGAAGCAAGTATACCGTTAACGGTTCTGACACAGCTCAGATCGGTTGGGTAGAAGTTGCTACTGAAGATGGTACTTCTGGATATCTATGGTATCTAAAAGCTGAGTCTGAAACAAGACTACGTTTTGAAGATTACTTAGAAATGTCAGTTGTTGAAGGTGAGCTTGCTGCTGCTGGTTCAGCTGCGGCTGGTGTTGCTGGAACCAAAGGTACACAAGGTCTTTTTGCTGCTATTCAAGAACGCGGAAACGTTCAAACTGGATTTACTGCAGCTACAGGTCTTGGTGACTTTGATGATATTCTACGTAACCTAGATACTCAAGGAGCTATTGAAGAGAATATGCTTTTCTTAAACCGTGATACTTCATTGGATTTTGATGACATGCTTTCTTTGATTTCAACTGGAGCTGAAGGTGGTACTGCTTTTGGATTGTTTGAAAATTCAGAAGACATGGCACTTAATCTTGGTTTCTCAGGATTCCGCAGAGGTTCTTATGATTTTTACAAAACTGACTGGAAATACTTGAACGACGCTTCAACGCGTGGTGGACAGACTGGACCTGCTTCAATTGAAGGAGTTCTTATCCCTGCAGGTACTTCAACAGTATATGATCAAATCCTAGGTTCAAACATTCGTCGTCCATTCCTTCACGTACGTTATCGCGCTTCACAAGCTGATGACAGACGTATGAAGTCTTGGTTGACTGGTTCTGTTGGCGGAGCATTTACAAGTGATCTTGATGCTATGGAAGTTAACTTCCTATCAGAAAGATGTCTTGTTGTGCAAGGAGCTAACAACTTTGTTCTATTTCAAGGAGCATAATTGTTCATAAGGTTATGGGCGCTTCGGCGCCCTACAACCTTTTAATTATTTAATTTTATTATATCATGGCAAAAAAAGAAACAAAAGAGGTGGAAGTTAACGAACCAGAAGTTGTAGTTGCACCACCAAAAAAAGTAAAAACAAAAAAGTTAGATTCTTGGGAGACTAAGGATAGGACTTATATATTAAGAGGACCTCATACTCCACTTACTTTAACTATTCCAGCAAAACATACTCGCAAACATGCGTTATTATTTTTTGATGGTAAAACAAATCAACAAAGAGAACTACGATATGCTACTAACATGAGCAGTCCTTTTGTTGATGAGCAAAAAGGAGAAGTGACTTTAGGTCATATAACTTTTAAAGATGGATCGTTAAATGTTCCAAAAGAAAATATAGGTTTACAAAAACTATTATCTTTGTATCACCCTTTAAAAGGTAAAAAATATAAAGAATTTATACCACAGCAGATAGCTGAAGATGAATTAAGTGCTTTAGAAATTGAAATCGAAGCGTTAAATCTAGCTAAAGACATTGATGTTGATCACGCTGAAGCGGTATTAAGAGTAGAAAAAGGTAATTCAGTAGGTAATATGTCTTCTAAAGAAATAAAAAGAGACTTGTTACTTATGGCGAAAAGAAATCCTGATTTATTTTTAAACTTAGTTAAAGATGAAAATATTCAATTAAGAAACTTTGGTATTAATGCCTGTGAAAACAGAATTATATATTTATCTGGCGATCAAAGAACATTTCATTGGGGATCTAATGATAGAAAATTAATGACAATTCCTTTTGATGAAAACCCTTATTCAGCACTAGCCGCTTGGTTTAAAACTGATGAAGGCGTAGAGGTTTATAAGTCTATAGAAAAAAGATTATAAACAAGTGATAATAGTATAGGGCTCGTTCACTCGGGTCCTTATACTTAAAAAAAATATAAATGGCAATAAGCGTAGATACAGTATATAAAACCGTTTTGCTTATACTCAATAAAGAACAAAGAGGGTATATAACTCCTGATGAGTTTAATAAAACAGCTACACAAGTTCAATTAGATATATTTGAACAATACTTTGATGATTTAAATCAACAGCTACGCGTGCCACAAGCAGATGTTGATTATGCTGATAGGCAGCTTAATATTGATGAAAAAATATCATTTTTTAAAGCTCAC